CCAAGCGGCTTGGTGTCTCATTAGAGGACTATGCCCGTCAGGTTGCTAAACAAAGATCAGGAGCTTAATCATGTCAGAACAAAATCGTAAACCTAGAGAAGTTGAAACTCGTGCAGTAGCACAAAGACCGGATGCCTGGAGACCTCCAGAGCAGTTGCCAATGCCTGATGCCCGTCCTGGATGGGAGCACAGATACATTCGCATTAGCATGGTCGGAAGCGCTGATCCTAAGAATATTTCTATGCGTTTGCGCGAAGGTTATGAGCCTTGCAAAGCGGAAGAGTATCCTGAGTTGATGATGCACGAAGTTAATGACGGTCGATTTAAAGGTGGCATTGAAGTAGGTGGACTGTTGTTATGCAGAATTCCAGCCGAGTTTGTTAAGCAAGCGTCAGATTACTACGCTAAGCAGAACCAGGCTCAGATGGAATCAGTAGATAACAGTTTCATGCGTAATAGTGATCCAAGGATGCCTCTGTTTAAAGACAGACGTTCCGAGGTGACATTCGGTAAATCTTAATTTTAGGAGTCCTTAAATGGCATATCCAACTGTCTCGGCCCCATACGGGTTCAAGCCGGTCAATCTGATCGGTGGACAGGTATTTGCGGGTTCTACTCGTAACCTACCTATCCAATACAACTACGGTACAAACTTGTACTACGGCGATATCGTTAAATTGGTTCGTGGCTTTGTTGTGCAATCTACCATTACCACAAGTACTGGTGTAAGCACATGGGGTACAGACGCACCTACAGATAATATCGTTGGTATTTTCTTGGGCTGTTCTTATACAAACCCAACAACCAAGCAAAAGCAGTACAGCCAATACTGGCCCGCTAACACTTTAGCTGGTGATGCACAAGCTATTATTGCGGATGATCCTGATCAAGTTTTCAAAGTCGTTGCTTTAGCATCTGCTGGAACTCTTGCTTCTGGTTCTTTTGCTTTAGTTGGTCAAGATGTTGGTATTAACCGCTCATGGGCGGCTGGTGTAGGAAACGTTAACACAGGTGATTCATACATCGGTGTTACATCTCCAACATCATTGACAACTACAGCTGCTGTACCAATGCGTGTCTTGAACGTTGTTCCTGATACTGTTGTGTCACTAGGTACTACTACCTATACCAGCATTTCTTCTACGACCATTACCTGCGCTGCAATTCCAAACGCATTGCCAGTTGGTACTGATCTTGGAACTCTTGCTGCTAACGGTCAGTACATTTCATCTGGTAGCTTTATTGCCGCAGCAGCTTCTGCTGGAGCAACATCACTAACAGTGAACGCAGCACCAAGCCCAGCAATGGTCGCATCTTCAACCTTAGTATTTAACCAATACCCAGAGTTACTCGTTAAGTTTAACTTCGGCACACATGGTTACTACTACCCAGTTACAGTTTAAGGAGTAACATAAATGGCTATTTCACGCGCACAACTATTGAAAGAGTTGCTCCCTGGACTGAACGCATTGTTTGGACTTGAGTACGCCCGCTACGGCGAAGAGCACAAAGAGATCTACGAAACAGAGACATCTGAGCGTAGCTTTGAAGAAGAGACCAAGTTATCCGGTTTCTCTGCTGCACCAGTCAAAAACGAAGGCTCTGCCATCGCTTATGACAATGCACAAGAGGCATGGACAACTCGCTATAACCACGAGACTATTGCTCTTGGATTTTCAATCACTGAAGAGGCGATTGAAGATAACCTGTACGACAGCTTGTCTGCTCGCTACACCAAGGGTCTTGCTCGCGCAATGGCTTACACCAAACAAGTTAAAGCTGCTGCCGTATTAAACAACGGCTTCAACTCTGCTTATGTTGGTGGTGACGGCGTTTCTTTGTTCAGCAACTCACACCCATTGGTTAACGGTGGTACAAACTCCAACAGCCCAGCTACTCCTGCCGATTTGAACGAGACTTCTCTTGAGAATGCCGTTATTCAGATCGCTGCATGGACAGACGAGCGCGGACTTTTGATCGCTGCTAAGCCAAGAAAGTTGATTGTTCCTCCAGCACTACAGTTCGTTGCAACCCGTTTGCTCGAAACTAAACTGCGCGTTGGTACAACTAACAACGACATTAACGCTATCGAGAACAATGGTTCTATCCCAGAAGGATACACAATCAATCACTTCTTGACAGCGCCTAATGCTTGGTTCTTGTTAACCGATGTACCTAACGGTATGAAACACTTTGAAAGAACCCCATTGCAGAATTCAATGGACGGAGATTTTGATACAGGGAACGTTCGCTACAAGAGTAGAGAGCGTTATTCATTCGGGTGGTCTGATCCTCTCGGTATTTACGGAACTTATTGATTTCATTAAAGAAATTAATATTTTCAAAGGGGCTTCGGCCCCTTTTTCTTTGTGTTATAATTTCCAGTATCGTATAACAGGAGTTGATATGGAATACCCAAATAACAGATCGGAAGCAAAGAAAACGGGCGCTACTCATTACTTTACCGGACAGCCATGCAATCGTGGTCATATAGCACTACGCAAAACTAAAGGCACTTGCATTGAATGCATGAAGGAAGACTGGAAGATTGATAATGAGAAGAGGAAAGAAAAGCCAAAGTCTGAGGCGGCAAAAGAAGCTGGTCGCAGGTACTATGAAAAGAATAAAGAAGCGGTAAAGGCTAGGGCTAATGCTAGACCTAAAGAAGAAGTTAACCAATACAAAATAAAACACAAAGCCAATAATCCAGAATATTACAAAGCACTCACCAGCGTTCGTAAAAGGCGGCATAGAAATGCTACTCCGGCTTGGATCACGGCAGAGCAAAAACTGGCTATGCGTGAGATGTATTTACAGGCCCAAAAGTTAACTAAGATTACTGGTGAAAGATATGTGGTGGATCACATCATTCCGCTGATCTCGCCGGACGTTTGCGGCCTCCATGTGCCGTGGAATTTAAGAGTCATTACGCAGGAAGAAAATCTTAAAAAGTCAAACAAACTTCTTGATTAATTTTTGATTTCGTGTATTATCTACGCATCTGGGTGTTTTAACCTTACCACCACTGCCCCAGCAGATGATGCAACAATCGGTAAGGTATCTTTTGCATAAGGAAACTTATAATGGCACGTTCCACCTTTGAAGGCCCAATTCTATCGGGCGATAACCGTTTTGGCGCACAACGTAACGTTGGCCCAGTTTTACTATCACAATCTTGCCTATTAGACTTTTCCAACACTACTGTTGGTACTGCTGGGTACGGTGGAGCATCTGGTATATTTGTTACATCTAACACATTACCTAACTCACAAGCTACTATTTACACACCACAAGCTGGTGCATTTGTAAATACAGGCCCAACAGCGGCAACGGCTCCAACTGCTGATGCATCTGGTACAAACTATCGTGGCGCAGTATTCTTACTGCCCTACCAGTCTTACATCCAGAATATCTTTATTGATAACATTGTTCAACCTACAGACGGTACTCACGCAGTAACATCTATTCAGCCATACATTGCTAATAACTTTGTAACAACTGGTGGAACATACGCTACTGTTGCAGCCATTACAGGTTCAAGCATTGGTCGTTCAACAGCAACATTTACTGCTGCTCAGTACGCTAATGCACAGTCTACATTGCAAGATGTACAGAACTTACAACCTGGTCAGCAACCTACATGGTTCTCACAAGTGGTTGTTAACTTGGCTATGACTGTATCAAGTTTGACTTCTGTTAATGCTGGTAAATTAAACATCATTATTCAGTATGTACAGAATGACCCATCAGTTAACGTTGGTAACGCAACTACCTACCCATACGGTAACTACGACTAATCAGTAGGGGCTACGGCCCCTTTCTTTGGCTTAATTAGGGGTTTATATGGGTTTGTCATTACGCAATTATTTCTTTTCTAAATCAGGCAATGTCAATAGTAATGCTATTGGTTTTGCAAATCAGGGTGTGCAAACTCCTACGATGGATTGGGAAGGTATTGATGGATCAGCGCAGTTCATTGCGCCCCAACGTTTGCGTGACGTTGTTGGTAAGTTAAAGATATCTCAATCTCAAAACATCTATGATGCCGACTTTGAATACGGCGTTCAACCACTGCGTTGGGAAAACGTTATTCAAAACGTATCAGGTCAAGCCTATATAGTTCAGAACCCTGGTCTTGGCGGCGTATCAATGAACATTGGTGGAGGTAATACTCCAGGCGATATCACGATTCGTCAAAGCCGTCCTTACCATAGATACCAGCCAGGTAAGACTTTTTACATGGCATCTAACGTTAACTTTGGTACTTCTGTAACTGGACAGTATCAGCGTGTAGGTATTTTTGATGATTCCAACGGCATATTCTTTATGCAGTATGGAACACCAACGCCAACCAATCCATATGCAATGAACGTAGTAGTTCGTTCTGACTCTGGTGGTTTACCAGTAGATACTGTTTTTTCAGCAGATACATGGAACGGCAACAAACAAATCCGTGATGCATTGGACTGGACTAAGGTTCAAATGATATGGATGGAATACGCATGGTACGGAGCTGGCGCTTTGCGTTGGGGTGTAGTTCTTAACGGCGAGCCTTATATCCTCCACCAAATTGGCGCAGGTAATGGCGCATATACAGGTAGTTCACAAACTACTCCTTGGAGCCGTACAGGTAACTTGCCAGTACGCTATGAGCAAAGAGATACAGGTAGTGCAGTAGCTTCATTAATGACTCACTATGGTGTGTCAGTATTGATTGAAGGATCAATTGATAAACAGCGTGGATTTACCTATTCATATGGTAATAATGCTAAGA